AAGAATCGTACCGTCTCGACCTCACAAATTGCTTTAATTGTATCTGCCATTAGTCCCACCCATATGTTTCACCCATTTTGATGAAAGAGTAAAAGCGGTTGATTGAATCCTCTTTGCCAATTTCGGTCCACTTGTCATAGATTTGAGTGATAAAGTGAGCGGTATCCCAGAAACTCTGATTTGCCATGTCCTATTCCATACTTTCGTACACATAACGGGGTGCGTCTTTCAGCATAAAATTAACTTCAATGAATTGGTTCTCTAAATCAGGTGAACAATGCACACCCCCAAAATGGGGGTCCGCATTCTACTTGGTGTTCACCTCTTCTTCGATATTGTCACATAACCAGTACGCTTCGAGTTTATTCATATTAATCCTCAACCTTCGTTCGTTCTGCTAATAGCACCACCGAACCATCTGTATTGATCTCGTCAATTTTATTAACGGTGTGCTGATATACTGTATCTTGATAAATGAGCGGGAAGAATTGGTCTCCTCGTCTGATACCGCTGATAATCAACTTGTTACCACGCTTAAGCCAAGAGTCTTCGAGGACCGTTTTCTTATCAGAGTCTTTGTCTAACCGGGCTGAGATGCGCTTATTGTAAAACGCATAGTGTCCTTTGTTCATTTTGACATTGACAAGACCATATTTGGTCAGCAAGGCTACGGTATGATGGTTATTGTCAGCGTTAAGAACCGTACCAGCGATTCGGCAGATGGTGTACTTAGGCATCTTACGAGGTTCCCCATTAACCCATCTGGTATAATAATCGTAAGCCACTGGCTCTTCCGGCATCTCAAAGAAATTGGACACTCCATACTTCTTTTCATCCAACCCGTCGAGTTCGTGCTTACCATCGTAGTAACAGAGGGCTTGCATGTTCCAAGATGCCTCTGTACCCAGTCCGTACTTCTCCCATACCTGTAAGAAGGCAGTAAAGTTGTAAAGCGTTTTGGCCTCTTCCGATTCAAACCAGACTTTAAGGGGAGCAATGTATCTGTTATCAACCTCTTTGGTAAATGCCTTTTCAGATACCACATAGTATCCGTTTACCACTTTTCTAACCGAATCCTCAGAAAAGTGCTCTTTAAAGAACGGCTGCGAGTTATTATCCAGAATGTACCATCCATCATGATACCCACGCTTAACCATTTTCTTGCCCTCTTCGATGTGCTTCTCATATAGCCCCTCATCATCAAGCACATACTTTTTGAAGTCCACCATACGAGCATTAAGTTTGAATGTATCAGGAATGATACCCATCTCCTTCATACGGTTGACCTGAGCAAGTCCAAGTTTGTTGGTCTCGGTAAATTGGTAATTTCTTAAATACCAATCAAGTGTCTCGGACCGATTCGGAGAGTGAATCTTGGTAAAGCACCCACCCTTAATCAGCATAACCATCTGTGCAGGTTTGATGATATTGGTCTCAAGCATCTTGTTAGCAAAGTCTGCAAGTGAAGAGTAAGGAGCGTTCTGAATCAGAATCTGAGCGGTCTCGGTATTAATACTGTTAATGCCCTTTAATCCGAAGATGATTTGCTCATTCTCGGTATCCGGCTTAAACCCAAACTCGGCTTCATTCAGAGTGGGTAAGGCGATCCGAACGCCTTCCTTTTGGATTGTCGCTATAGCGATACCCATCTTACCATAGTTGGTAGAGTCGTTAGATGTCTCATCCGAAGACCCGGAATCAACAATAAGGTTTGCAGTCTGCCAGTAAATGGGGTCGTATTTGTAGCAGAGATTTAACTCTTGGAGTAGGAGGAGGCTATACGACAGAGTATGGGACCGATTAAATGAATATCCCCTTTGTGTATAAATCAACTGATACCACACATAATTGGTTAATTTCTCGGACAATCCCTTCGCTCGTGCATTCTCAAAGAACTCGTGCTCCTACTGATCAAAATCTTTGGGATTCTTCTTGGCAACGGCTTTTCTTAAACGGTCACCCCAACCCAAACTAAAACCGCCAATTTCTGGCTTCCGAGTTAATGCAACAAGATATTCCTGAGCCTCGCATATTCCACATGAGATATGAAGCACTTCATTTAACAGGTTCTGTTCCTCTTCAGTCAGCCCATACTCCGTCATCTCGTCATACCACAATTGAATGTTCTCGTGATACCGAGCATACTTCTTCAGTGGCATTTCAGCATTTTTATCTTGAGGCATCAGTCTGATAACAGAATTGATGGTAGCAAGGTCATCAACCGACCTCGGCTTAACTAGTGCCAATGCTTGTTTGCCACTCTCTTTCTCCATCTGAAATGCGGAAATAACTTTGTGATTCGCAAGCAGTTCCCACATCTTTGGATCGTCACGCTCGATTCGGTATATACCTAGATACTTCTCATAAGTCGAGCGCAAGTCTCCTTGCCATTCAATCAGTCCATCTTTCAGAAGCAGGTTAAGCGTAGCGTGAATCTTATCAAGTGCATCAATAGACAGCAGGTCAATCTTAATTAGAGAGCAATCCTCTGCATCATGCAGGTCAAATTGGGTGATGATGTCTCCATCCTTGGTCCGCATCAGTGCAGCCGATTCAGTAAACGGTTCATCAACCATTATGATGCCGCCAGCATGAGAACCATAACCAGATACAAGCCCTTCAATCTTTTGCGCAGTCTCCCACAATTCGGGATATCTGTCCATCTCGGTGATAAACTCCGGCACAGGCTTGATATCGTTCTCAGGATCGCCATAATACATTTGCTTTAGCGTTCTTGGCATCCCTCGGTCGAATACAATCAGTGATGCAATATATGATGCCGTATCATTATCAAGCCCAATACCACGAGCAGCAGTCAGAATGGCAGAACGTGTCTTCTCAGTAGTCAGCGTTAAGACTTTAGAGACACGCAGTTCTCCATAAGTGTCCCGGAACTTTTGAATAACAGCATCACGGGCATTACTCTCAATATCCGTATCAATATCCAGAACAGAAGCACGTTCGGGATTAAGGAAGCGCCAAGGATAGAGTTTGGTCTTTTCTCGTAAGGGGTCCACTTGGCATATGTCAAGCAAATACAGCAGACAGAAACCCGCACCAGAACCTCGGGCTGGTCCAACAAGTGTCCCCGCTTCCCATGCCAGTTTCACATAATCAGAGACCTGCATCAGATACGCTGACCAACGGACATTCATCTTGTCAGAGGAAGAGACCAGATAATCCAGACATTCACTGACGGCATCGTACCCACGTTGTGTTTGATAATGTGGATTCTTTTCAATGCCTTCAAGCAGTTTCCTTACCATGTTTCTGTCTGAATCGTATTGGGATTCGGCAAGTTCGGCTAAGTGCCGAATTTTGTTTAAATACTTCTTCTACAACTTCTCTTCAGGTTCTTTTTGAAGCAGAGGCATATATGGAATGTACAGACTCTTGGTCAGTGAATAATCCTGTAACTTGTCATAGACAAGCATGGTATTATCAAGACCTTGCTGTACTGCATCATGTCCAAGATAGTCATCCATTCTCTGATGAATCTCTTCTTCACTCATGATGTACGTACATTCATAGAAAGAATCAACTTCCCGGTCACCTTCATCCGCATTTAAGAATGCTTCATGTACCTTCCTATCTTCTTGCTTCAGATAGTGGGCATCGGTGCTGATTAGATATGGAGTACCAGTCTCTTTAGAAAGCCTGATCAACATTCTGTTAACGTACATCTGCTCATCTGTCAGTCCCGGCTGTAACTCTAGGAAGAAGTAACCCTGACCGAACATTTCATTCATCCAATCTATCCAGTCAACCATCTCTCCCCAGAGGGAATCATCATTAGGTCGTTTTCGGTACTCAAGCAACTTCCTAGGCAAACTACCGCCTAAACACGCACTCGAACCGACAAGGTGTCCGTGATATTTATTTAACGCATCTTCTAGGTCAGAGTAGTACGTGGGTACTCTATACATCACACTCATAAAAGAGTTGTTGACCCAAGCGTTGGTGCTCAACTCACGGATGGCTTTGTGTCCTTCCGCATCCAAAGCGATCAGAATAAAGTGAGGATATATATTCTCAGCCGCATTCTCTTTGGTAACATGAGACGGGCAAAGGTAGACCTCGTTGCCAAGACCTACCTTAAACCCTTCCCATCCTTCTTTATCCTTAACCTTCTGATAATACTTGAGGACATCAAGATGGGATGTAATACTCTCATGCTCGGTAAAGACGATTCCCCGATGACCAAGTTCATGCGCATATTCAATCATGTCAGGGATTCTGTTGGTAGAATCCCTCTATCTGAGGTTACTGCCCAGAGCCGTATGATTGTGAATGCCAATAAACATATAATCTTCTCCTCTTTACCAATCAATGATGTTCCAGTTATTATCTTCTTCAAATTTCCACTGGAGATACCCAAGATGGATACCAACCTCAAGGCGCTCGATGTCTTCATCTGACATCATCATAAACCAGTCCTTATACTGCTGTGCTTTTTCTGGTGTGACACCATATTTTTTTACCAGTTTCTTTAGCGTTTTGTCCTACTGTTCCACAGACCAGTTGTAATCGTCTTCCATAATTCCTCCATTAAGTATCCAGTATCATAATCAGTCTAATCTGATTAGCAGTGTGTGCCATCCAATTCAAATTTAAGAACTCGTCCTTGCGGTGTTCTATAATATCACGTATCTCTTTGAGGTGATATCTCCATCCATACGGATCGTCCCATGTCTTATACTCGAAATTCCCCTGCATGGATGGAGTTAACTTTACCCATTCTTTGGCAGACAGAATATTCTCTTCTGACATCTCCTCCATATCTTGCGGTGAGTTGACTGGGATAAAGCCGTCATAATCGTAAGCGCCGTCACTGATTAATTCATAAGCATCGGCCCAGTCAATGATGGTGATTCGTTGACCAATATCCGGCTCCTCAAAAAATGAGTTGTCCCCCTCCTCAATACTATATAGAGCATTAATTGCTTGTTTTAATCTTGGAGAGAAGGTTTTAATCACCTCCTGAGAACAGGGCATTCCATCATTCCTTAAAGCGTGATACGTACTGCTGAAATAAGTTCTTGAACCGCTGTAATATGTAGGGGCGCATTCATATTTTTCATCTGCTATGTTCCACACCATCGGGTCCATCTATTCCCATTTGCCCTTAACATTGATCTCGCTAAAAATAAAATAATCTGCTCCCATGCTACTCCTTAGAAGATAAGAATCCGCTTATCCTCATTCTTGTTTGTATTGTTGTCCGGGTCAAAAGGCTTGTTCACATTGAAAGTCTTTTGAGTGGGTGTCCAAAGGCTGTAATAATCACATTCATTCTTCCAGTCCTTGGCATTCGCATTCTGTCGGCAATAATTACACCAATAGCAAAGCGGAGTCGGCTTGGGAGTCCAGATACCAGTCTCGGTACACTCATCAATAGAATCCAGAATCTTATCTAGGGCTGACACAAGCCGTCTCTCCCAGCCTTTAGTAAGTGCCTTTTGCTCCTCGTCAATCAGAATAAAACGATATATACTCTCTTTTGGAACGACACCATATTCATTGATAATTGCCTATGCGTACACACCAAACTGCAATGAAGTGGCAACGTCACTGCTGGGATAGGACTTCTTAGAGGTTTTGTAATCAATCGTCCGCAGCCACTTCTCGTTGCGGTCGATTCTGTCAATGAAGCCATGAAGTATGATGCGGTCTTTATAAACGAATTCAAATGGATGCTCAAACTCAATTGGCTTCCATTCAGTGTTCTCCATCTCTGAATAAAGCACCCTCTTAAAGTCTTCCATCTTCTACTCGTAATCCATGCCAGAAGCGTTATCACCAGTATACCAATCCTCAAAGTATCTAGCCTTCTACTCTTCAATACCCGAAAGGTTCTCCTTAGTCTTGGTATCATTTTCATCCGGGTGTACGCCTTCATGCAGAATCTTTAAAAGAGCCATATAATCCACAGGGCGACCAGCCTTTAGATAACGACCCTTCTGCTCCAGAACGTAGTGGCACAAACTTCCCTACTCCAAAGCCAATGAGGTGTCACTTGTATACCTGCCAAGATTATATTTGATATTGAACTGGTATGGGCATTTCTTAAACCCATCTAGTTTGCTGTAACTGTAAAAGGGCTATGTCTTTCTGTCCTTTTCAGTTACTGGTCTAACATAACTGCTTAATCCATTTATCATATTTCTTCACTCACCATTCTATATGTTAACGACTTCGTTCTGTGTCACTATGTGCTTCTCCTCTAACAATTCCAAGAGGACTTCCTTACCTTTGTCTGTAGGACTATCTTTCAAGCCCAATCTGTGCTGATTATCCTAGCAGAGACACACTTTACAGTAGGGCACCAAAGGGGCGACACGCTTAATCAGTTTGTGATAATACGCTTCGGCCTCCCATGAGTCTGGTTCATCATATTCCCGATCAAATCCAACTATGACCTCTTCAACCCCGAGGTATTGAAGGAGAAGTTTCATCTGGGTCTTAGAGATAGAAGAACCACAAGTGGCAAGCACAAAACTATCGTCTCCAAAGTAGGAGTACGCCTGTAAGCAACTTTTCTCACCCTCAACCAGCATAGCCTTGTGGCATCTTTTAATCTTATCCTGTGTCACGTTAATACCATACAGGTTGCTGCCCTACTGATGGGCTAAGAATCTGCCATTGATTTGAAGCGGAACGTATTTGCCAATCGTATCCACATCTGCTTTATCAAGATACCTGCCACGAATACCTATCAACCGCTCATCTTTATCCCGGTGGGGAATAATAATTTGATTGGTCAATCCATAATATCCAATTTCGTATCTACCCAAAGCCTCACGGGTGATACCCTCGTTCAACCATAACTCGTGTGGTTCGTAACAGAAGATTTCTAGGATGTGTTCATTGATCTCGTTCAGAGAAGGAACAGCACGACGATTCTTTTGGGCTGCTTTGATACGGTTCATCCACTCAAAGTCAGTTATTCGCTGAACCTGAGGAATATCCTCGTTATCTATGGTAACCTACTTGCCAGTAACCTGCCCTATCCATCTCAGAGCCTTATACCATGTCTAAGTCTTGCCCTGCAATCTATTGGCACGTATCACCTACTCAACCACATCATAACTGTCTTGGCATGTGTAGCAATAAAAATGTGGGCGATGCTGTCCGGCAGCGTTTGTATTACTGCCATCAAGATAATAAGCAAGTTTGTGAGGAGAGTCACCGCCATGACAGATGGCTGTTGAAAAGAAGAGATTGCCGTTAGAATCTTCTTTGTAATTGGGAGAACCAAGTAAGGCACATATTTTGATGATGTCCTCTTTGGTTAAAGAGTTTAGGATTGCGTCTTTATCCAGATACATAATCCCCCCCTCCTTTACCAATCGAACAACGGTGTGCCTGTTACTTCTTCTTCGTCATTAACGACTTCTGGTACCTCCGCTTCATACGGCTTGGAATTCATCACCAGATTCTCCGGCATATTATGAATGTCTTCACTGTTCTCGGCAATGATGTTTTCAACATGCTGAATCTGTTCTTTATTAACGATGCTCTTCTAATCAATCACCGGGATGTCAATTATCTTATTGTCCCGGTTCAGTACAAACAAGTCTGTGGTTCTGGCTGTACCCAGATCGGCGTGCTGACAAATTTTAATCTTGCTCCACTTACCACCACGGAGTTTATAGATGTGACGAATAAGGTTAACCTCTGGACATCCAATGATGTTCTTTTTTAATTTCTCCTACATCTTCTCCTCGGATGGAGAAGGAGGAAGGCTAATCTCACCCATATCAACTCTATCTGCCATAGACTTAGCACCACGGAGCATGGTCTCGTCTTTTTCAGCCGAGTCTTTATATGTGCCGTTCAACTGAGTTGATGTAAGGATAAACACATCCTACTGGTTGCACAGGTTCTTCAGGCAGTCAATGAACAAGAATAGAATCTGATCTTCTCTCAACTTCATACCGCTGCTCATTGTAGCAACCTCCATAATCAGACGATTGCTCATGTGAATATAGTCGAAGAAGATATAGCGCACGCCCTTTTCCCGCTTATACTTCTTGATAATCTG